TCTATCACAGAATATCGTAAATACTGCTGGTATAAGCCTGAACAACTGGAACCATGTTGCAGTTTCCTTGATTAGAGAAGGAACAACTGGTATAACTTATACTATAAAGGGATATTTCAACTCAACTCAGAGGTTCAGCACGACAGGAACCGCAAGCACAATACCAGAAGACACGGATACTGGCGGAATTTACATCGGAAATAATCATCTAGGTTCAGACTCATATACGGGATACATCGACTCGTTAAGAGTATTTGACACCGATGTTACTGGTGGACTACTAACTGCATATGGATTCTATGGAAATACTCTAGGTGTTCCGACTCTTACTGGATTCACCACAAGTTCAGAAATATGTTTTGTGATGAACTTCAATGGTCTTGAAGATGTTGATTCGTTCTATGCAGAGAGTCAGGACAGAATGATCGGGGTGGTCACTAGAATATCTGATCTAGTGCTTGGGCCTTCTGGTGCGCCAGTCACAGCAACAGTTGCTGATGTCGGCATTCGCGACATCTACAGGTATCAATATGGAATAAGCGGTGCTACTGGATATACAGATGACACTGGTTTCTCTATGGGATATGGTCCTCTTGTTTTCCCTTATGCAACAACACCAGGATCAACTGTACATGGTTATGATTATGTGTTTGATATTTACTCAGTTACTGATCTCGGTGTTACTCTAGAAACATTCAGATCCAACTACCGCTACAATGCCATGTATGAAGCAATGATCGAATCATTCTACTTCATTGAAGGAGCATCTGGAAACAAAGGATCCTCTGGTAATGTGTCCAAGTCATCACTAGGAACCAATCCATTTGGACGCTTGTTTGGTTCATGCGGTGGAAACTACTATGGAATATCGTTCAATCATAGTGCATTGTTCTTGAATCCTCTCGACACCGAAACTTTGTCTTTCATTTTGAGGAATGGTGAACTTGCTGGACTTGGTATATGCCGTTCATCATATTCTTTTACTGATGGTCTTAACTTCAATAGAACATTGAATGCACAACAGATATACAATCTTAGACTTGATCTGTTGGATTACTTCAACAAACTTGTTCCGAGTAAACTTGATTCTGTTTCTTCTATAAATTCAGCAACAACCAAGAAGAGTGTTTCTACAGGCAAGGGAGCCAAGGCAACAGGCAGTCCATATGAATCGCTTGGAAATGAGGATGCCATTCTTTCGGAAATATAAGTTTAAACTATGACTACATTTAGACGATGTGAAAATACAGCAACTATAGACGGTGAAGTTTTCTTGATTCAAGACATACGATCCGTGGTACCAGAGTATGTCCCCGACAGTCTGATTCATTATTATGATGGCAGAAGACATTTCAAATCCGATGGACGAAATCAGTGGGCAGTTGAATCACTAGATCAAACCATGAAAAAGATAGTATCCAATGTTGTTGGAATTAGAATGGCTAAGGCACAAAGAGAAATAGACGAAAGACACCTTGAGAATCTTCGTAACAAAGGGAGATAGACATGGCAGTAACCACAAGAGAAGAACTCAAGGACTATGCTCTAAGAAGGCTCGGATTTCCCGTTATTGAGATCAATGTCGATGATGCTCAAGTAGAGGATCGTATAGACGATGCATTGCAGTTTTTCTCTGAGTACCATTTTGATGGTGTCGAAGAGGCATATCTCCCATATGTCATAACACAAACAGATATTGATAACAAGTACATCAACACCAACAATATCTCGGCTGGTTCATCTGGTGGAAACATCATAAGCATCACTAAAGTATTCATCGTAGATCAAGCCGTACAAAGCGGCATGTTCAGTGTTCAGTATCAACTGATGTTGAATGACTATTTCAACGGCTTTCTAACGGGTACATCCAATCTATCTTATTACGATACAACCAAGCAATATCTTTCTCTTTTACAGCAGTTCCTAAGTCCAGAGAAGAGTGTTGGATTCAGCCGTGTTACCAACAAGTTGAAGATCAATACAGATTGGTCAGAGACTTTTGGAGTTGGTGATAAGTTGATGGTGCAAGCCTATGTGGCATTGAATCCAGAGACTTATCCAGAGATATACAACGACATACTCCTCAAGAAGTATGTCACGGCACTCATCAAGAGACAATGGGCTTCCAACCTAAGCAAATTCTCCAACATCGCTCTACCAGGCGGAATGCAGTTTGATTCTCGTAGCATGTACAATGATTCCATGACAGAGTTGACTCAGATTGAAGACACGGTCCAAAGCAAGTACGAACTTCCAACAGATTTCATGGTGGGATAAATGGCTCGCAACAACTACTTTAAGGTATCATCACGCGAGTCAGATTTGTTCGAACAACTTGTGGTCGAGCAGATAAAGATCTATGGCTTCGATGTCCATTATATCTTTCGCAAGTTTCAGAATCTAGACAATCTGTTTGGTGAAGATACCATATCAAAGTTTGATCGTAGTTTTCAGATAGAGATGTTTGTTTCAAACTACGAGTTCTTTGAAACGCAGAATAAGATCATGGATAAATTCGGAATCAATCTTCAGGATTCCGTGACTCTAATGGTTTCCAAAAAGAGATTTAGCGAAGAAGCCGCCAAGTATGGCACCGATACCAAGCCACAGGAAGGCGATCTAATCTACTTTCCTGAGTATGGCGGAATCTATGAAGTTAAGTATGTTGGATCAAGAAATTCATTCTTTGCCTACGAGATTTCCTGCGAACTCTTCCGCTACTCTGGTGAGCAGATTGATACTGAGATCAAGGAAGTTGATGACATTGAACAGAACATTCTCACAGATGTCAGAGAATTCACAATCAGTGGAGTGTGTGGTGCCTTCTTTGAGGGTGAGAAGATATATCAAGGAATCTGTCTCGGAAGTTCTTCTTGGTCTGCAACGATATTGAACTTCAACGCTCTCACTAATGCAATTCAAGTTCACACGGAAACAGGAACTCCATCTTCTCTTGTATTCATACGCGGAGAAAAATCAAACGCATTTGCTTCATATGATTCTCTTGTTACTACTGAAAAGAAGTTTGTGAATGCTAACAATGATGATGGGGATGAACTAGAGAAAGAAAGAGCAACTCTAGACATCATTGATTTCACCGATAAGGATCCATTCTCAGAGGGCAACTACTGATGTTTCGATACTTCTACCATGGTAGTATAAGAAAACTTGTAGTGGCTTTTGGCTCGCTATTCAACGAGATATACATCTCCCGCAAAGACTCTGCTGGAACTGAACTGAAGAAAATCAAAGTCCCGATATCATATGGACCAAAAGAAAAGTTTGTCCGAAAGATTAAGGAACTTGATGAGGCTGATCCAGCCAGAAGCAGTTTTGAAAATATATTGCCACGAATGTCGTTTGAGATATCATCGATGGTATACGACACAAATAGAAAATTGAATAGTCTTAACAAGGTTTATTCTGCCAGAGACGAAACAGACGGAACAATCTCATATGCTTATAGCGAGGTTCCATACAACATTGAGTTTACTCTCAATATAATGAATCGTAACATAGATGATGGATATCAGATCATAGAACAGATACTGCCATACTTCACACCAGACTTCACTATCAGCATGAATTTCACAGAACTAGATAGAAGAGTTGATGTGCCAGTTATACTGTCATCAGTCAATACAGTTGAGGATTATGAGGGTGATCTAAATGATAGAAGACTCATAACGCATTCTTTGATTTTTCAAACCAAGTCATACATCTTCGGACCAATCAGACAGTCTGGACTCATTAGAGAAATCGACCTTACATTCAGAGAACTAACGGACGAATAATGCCATCAACAGCAGAGAGAAACCTAGACGGATTCCTTGATCAGTACCGCATCATAACTGTGGCTACTGAGTCTGCTGATTTGACAACGGCTAATACAATCAAAAAAATTCGCATCACGGTCGAGCAGAAAGAAATAACTCCAGTAATATTCTTTAGTAGAGATGTTATTCCATATCTTGCACCAACTGAAGATGTAACAATCTTTGCTCAAGGAATATCGGCAGCGGATGACGGATTGACATATGAGTACGCCAGATTTACCGCTGGTGTAACGCAGATGCTATCATTGAAACACAAGATGGTCTATGACATGGATCAACTTGAGAGTTCGGAGTATGGAATTATCACAGGAACCAACTCCTATGGCGCATTCAACTCTCTGCAAGATAACACGAACATACTTCTACAATATCCTCAGTTCTATAGCATAACTGGTGCAAATCAGCCCTATGGTGTCACAGCATTTACTGGAGTTACTCTTAAAGGTGCATCGGCAGGAACCTATACACTTGTGAACTTCGGCGGTGTAATAACACCATTTCAGTTAATGTTCAGTCCCTCTATTCTTGGATTGACCCACACAAATAACCTACCAACAGGAACATTAGACTCACCTCTATATTTTGGATTGTCTGCAAGCAATGGTATAACACAATCAGTGAAATCCATGTATTTCACGCCTGATATTTTCTTCTCAACAAGAAGAAATCTTGCAATACTGTTGGATAGAGGAATTACATTCTCTGGCATATTGACTTCATTTGAGCCTCACTATCAGTTCATCAAATATTCTGACAATGACTATACGGATACAGCAACTAATATTATTTCTCAGTATGCAGGAAACTCTGCAAATCCTGGGTGGAATGTTGAATTAGTTCGTTCCTCTGGTAAAACTGGTTCGTACATCAATCTTGATGGCTTCAATCTTGCCAAGAGTTTCAATGAAAGATTCTTCTCTGAAGTGAAGACTTATCCGAGAAGATATAGAACAACGGCAACTGATCTTAATACTGGTCAGTACAACTATCCATACACTACATCCGTGTTTGGCTGGTCGGCAAAAATACCAACGCCAGGAACAGCGACCGATGCCACGGGACCATATGCAAGCGTTGGTGCATCGTTTTATCTCAACAGGATAGCGGGTGTTACTTTCTACCCACCACCATCAACATACAACTATCTTGGATCAACTGGTGCGACATCATTCGGTGGTTCTGGTGGTTCTTCGGGCTGGAACTCTTACCACAAGTCTCTCACAGGAAACTCATCTTTCTATCCCGAATATTTTATGCTTGGTGGTTCTACAACTGCTGCCTCAAACACATATGAAGCATCAAAACTTGTTCCAGCAAATATTCTAAAGTTGTTTACAGACAACAATGGTCCTAGAGGTCCACTTGGAACAACGATGAATTTCCTTGATTCATACTACTATGACATCTATGCAGAACAGTTGCAATATGGTGGTTATAAGGATATGAATTTCTTTGCCATGGATTTTAATCCCCGCTTCAATCCATATATTCCAATGCAGTTGAAGGGTTCTTATCAGAATAGCATAACAAGAAATCACACTTCAAGAAGAGATTGCACCATTCACCAAGACTTTGGTGGTAATACCGCTGAAAGACTGTATAACCTTAAGGAGTCGATGAAGGCAAGTATTCATTCAGCATTGAAGATGTGGAAACTCCTCCTTGATGAGCGCGGCAAGTTCAACTACAGAATCATGCCCGTTCTCTCTGGTAGAAATGAAGATTATGATCTTACTCGCGGCGGGTCAGTCCCCTATAGACCAGAAGATTTTGTTGAATACTTAGTAAAACCACTGTTCAATAGTGTTGTTCCAGCAAATGGATTCATCATGAAGAACGATGTTGATAATTTACTATATCAAGGTTTCTATCTTGGAAATATTGCAAGAGGGAGCGATGAGTATACAAAAGTTGTGACTAATCGCGGTATATCTGGTTCTGATCCGATCACAGCATTCATTCGTGGATTGGAGACATATTTCTTTAATCTACAGCAACTGCAATTTCAGATGACATTTTCAGAACAACTTTTTGATTTTGGGCTTACTGCTGCTGAAGCAGATCACTCTAACTATCTAAACACATTTAGATCTGGTAGATTTAGTGATTATAGATCAATACTTTATAAAAACACAAATCTACGAGATAGATGGCAGACAACAACAAACAACAATATAAATGTTGCATATTCAATAATGAGAGATGCATATTTCGAACTAACAAAGGAGCAGTTAGTCGCTGCGTCTGAATATTTCTCAGATAATAAGATAACTACTCTAGCGGAGTATAGATCTACGGATCAGTTCGTAGGAAGGTGATTTTATCATGAGCAAGATGGATGAAAATCTATCGGAGATCCTCAATATGGATCCCGAACCAAAAGCCATTGTGGCAAAACCACCACAAGCAATAGAAGCAATCGTTGACATGGACGATGCTGAAAAAGACTTTCAAAAGGCGCGACAGAACCTCAAGGAACTTGTTGGTCTTGGGTTTCAAGCCATCGATGGTGTGTTGAAGGTGGCAAGCGAGGGTGATTCTCCCCGCGCTTACGAGGTAGTCGCACAGATGATCAAAGCCGTGGCAGAGACAAACAAGGATCTTGTTGAACTGCATCAGCGCATGAAGACCATCAAGGAAGACAAGTACGAGCAGAAGACGGTCAACAATACCACAAATGCCATATTCCTTGGTTCTACGAAAGAACTACAAGAACTCATAAATCCAAAGAGAAGTTTCGCAAAGGCACTCAAAGAGACAGATGTGATTCTGGATTCTTCAAAGAAAATCATAGAAGATGGCGGAAACTAAGAATACAAAGAACTATCTTGGCAATCCGAACCTAAAGGCATCGGATGTCAGACACGAATGGACTCAGCAGCAACTTGAGGAGTATGCCAAGTGCGCTAGAGATCCAATCTATTTCATACAGAACTATGTC